CAGCAACCCCCATAAGATCCTCTTATTTTCCTGCTTCAAATCGGTTTCTTACGCCTTCGAAACAGGAACGTGCCTTTATGATCCTGCCATTCGCCAAGCCCAACTTTTGCCTGTATTTCGCAAGAAGAGCAAGGGCGCTGTCAGCTATCTTTGCGGTATCAATGGGGTCAGGAACTGTAACTAGGATACTTTCACAGGCTTCAGGAACGGCCGTCTGAAGCGTAGGTGTACCGAAGTCACTTGATCCCGCGCAATTGGTTAAGATCGTTAGCGTCGAGAGGGCAACTGCCACCCTGCCTAGTTGCCAGCTTTTTCTCATAATTATCAATCTGCTTTTGAAACGAATCTGCCTGCTTCTGCAACTCAACCTGAGCCGCCTTAACCTTGGCTTCAGCTTCTTTCCTGATATTTGTAGCCAGTTCAGCCTTTTCCTGCACAACCTTAAGGTTGGCTGCATCCCAACGGCCCTTACACTCAGCTTCCCCAGCGTTATAGCCAGTTGAGAAGAAGTATGCCTGAGCTACCGTAAAAACGGTAGTGGCTATGGCTATGTTAAGAAGTTGATGCTTGTAAGTGACAAGCAGCGCGGGGGTAAAGAACCATGCGGCCCAAGCCGCTGCCGCTACGATGGCACCTATGCCACCCCAACTGAAGACCTCGTTATAAATCCAACCCCAAATAATACTCAACATCAATCTGCCCTCGAAGATTTAACAACGCTTCGTTCAGACATGGCAAGTTGGCGCTCTTGTGAGCCTTTCCACACATGAACACCAAGGACGGCAAAGCGCCCGGTTAGATAAAAAGTTATAATTGGAGTCAAGTCTACTAGGGCTTTGACTACAAACTGGTGCCCCATTGCTACCGAAAACATAGTCCCGGCAACAACAAGGGGCATTTCAATTGTAAGTTCCCATGCCTGAACAGCACGCCAGCGGCCCCACCAGCCATCCCCAGTGGCCTGCTGGTCTAAAAGATCATCTGTGGCGTCATCATTAGCCACTTGCCCACTCATTTGTCAGTTCTTCATCAGTACCTGCGTAACTGTCCATATCAATTTGGTTGCCGGGGTTAATACCGGGTACAGTTATCTCGTTGTTGTTTACACCATCTCCTGAGAACTGATGCAAAAAATAATTATCCCAAGCCGGTGGCCACTTAGGTTTGTTGTTGTAGTGTGCCAGCCAGAGCTTATGCGATCCGAAGAATTCACTGTCAGCATCACCAAGTTGTTCCTTGATCAGGTTACCGCTGTAAAGGACAAGCTTACGGCCTAGCTGGTCACGGGCGCTTTCAAGGAAAGCCTGAGCTCCATCTAAATCAAGTTCGTTGCCCTTGTTTGGCTCATGATCCAAAGCCATGAGGGTGTTGGCATCAGCACCGGCTACATCAAGGAAGTGCTTAACCTGAAGGTCTACATCGTCAGCCGTGGCAAAATGGTAAAAGCCAATAAGGAGGCCAGCTTTTTTGGCTGCTTCAGCTCGGGGTTTCGCTGTTGGATCTATGTAAGCAACACCTTGTGTTGCTTTAAAAATAACACCTCTTATGCCAAAAGCATACATCTTCTCAAAGCCGCCCGGATCAACAGTATTGTGATGCGAAATATCAATGACCTTAAGGTTCGGCATCAAACACCCCTTGCGTAAGAACTGTTAATTTTAATAGCTTTTTCCACATAAGCTGTGTGTGCTTCTTCAGGGGTATTAAAATACCCTAATTGAACTCTTTTACCATTAATCATAATAGAAGACCGCCATTTATTACATTTCTTAGATACACCTTTGTACAGATTCTTAGAATCTGATCTTTTCTTTCTGTTTGCGCAATTTTGTTTTGGTGTTGCTTCCCTTAAGTTATTAAACCTGTTGTTGCTTTTATTAAGATCTTTATGATCAACTTCAGAAGTTGCCCAAGCACCTGTTTTATAAAACCACACCAAGCAATGCACCAGATACGTAAAACCATCGATCTTCAAACGAACATATCCATCTTTGGATATATTTCCTGCAATAGACCCAATTTTTGCAAGTCTGCCTCTATGCACTTTCCAAGTAAACTTCCCTGAATCTTCCTCATAGACAAGAAGTTCTTTAATACGCAAAAGTGTCAAGCCACGATCACGGTACTTGTGATGCTTCATATGTTTTTACCTTACTAGGTAGCCGCCTGATGATCTGGGGTACAGGTAGATGGACTGGTAAGCAGTTGTCAGTGTCCGGGTTGCTGAGCCGTTGATGGTGTCACCACCAGAGCAGAGCAGAACTGAGTTTGTACCGCTAAAGATAGTGCCAGCAGCGCCATAAATAACAATTGGGCCAGTCTTTACCGAACTCAATGGCAATGTAATCGTTGGTGCTGGGGCAGTAATAAGGATTGTTGTGTCAGTCGCCAGAACTGTGAAACTACCAGATGATGAAATTGTGCGTGGTGTCGGAAGAAATATTCCTTCCCCCAATTGTGTTAGTGCTGTTGATAGATCAGTGAAGATTGAATTCCATGTTGCAGAACGGATAACTTCGCCCGGTGCCGCATTCTGTGCACCAGTTGGGGGGGTATACACGCCTGAATTTGAGAACGGCAAGTTACTGGCCCCCCTTGTATTTTAAACCGGCAACAGAAAAGAAAGAGTTAACGCCTGCTGCATTAAATGGCATTATGGGTGCCCCGCGAAGATAATCTTATTCACAATAAGTGTTGGTTGTACGTTATTATGTGACACATCTGAACCCATGGCACTTGTTGTGCCAGTAATTGCCCCTGTAGAAACAAGGCCGATACCAGTGCCAACACCAAGGGAACCCAAAGGTGGGCCAGTGTCTGGTGGAGTCTGAAGACCCCCGAAATTAAGAATATCAGATCTCGTTGACGTAACAGTTGCAGAACCTGAAACAGTCAATCCTGCTGATGGAAGATTGGCTTGTGAAAGTTGAATGGTTTGTGCACCACCCACACCACCGACTGTGTTTGCGTCAGGGGAAATAATTGTTGACGTAAGTCTGCCAGCGCCACTGCCCCCCATATTGTCGCGGCCAGCGGTAACGCGGCCACGGCAGTCAGGCAAATTGAAAGTGGTGGATCCGTCACCAGAACCGAATGTTGTGCCAATTACTTGAAATAGCTCAACATATGTTGTCCTAGAAACAGCCTGACCGTATGGCAAGAACCATCCCACAGGGGCAGTACTGCCACCATAATCCAATATGATACCAATAGGTATCAGGACTGCGCTCCCCTGACCAAGCAAACCAGAACCAGCGTTTGCTGTGGGGGCTGTGAACAGAAAACCTTCTATTCCTATAAGTGCTAAACCTACAATACCAGCGCTTAGATGGTAAAAACCATCATTTGTATTGGTGTTAAAAGTAACTGACGGCGCAGATGGGCTGCCATCTGAGAACTTCAGGGGGGCACTGATGGGTGTTTGACCGTCAGACGCAACCGATCCGGTCAGTGCGCTTGCAATATCACTGAAATCACTGTTAACAGCGCTAGAAGATATAGTACTTCCGGGGATAAAAGCTGCCTCTGGAAGACTGTATTGCCCGCTGCCGTTTCTTGGCATCTTTTTACCTTAAAGCATGAGATTTAAGTGCGTTACTTCTTTATGTTACTCACCTTCTTCGTACTCATACTTTTAGTTCATAAGGTAGTCCGTTGGGGTGTCAGTATTAACCCTATCTGGACCTTTATCCTTGGTATGACCCTCTTAACGTCAATCGCTGTTTACATCGATAGAAAAGAAGGCCGTTACTGACGGTCACTCAGACCAAACGGTAGCTGTTGCATTGCCGGGGTGTTCTGACCGCCAAGGGCCTTTACGACTGCTGCTGTATTTAATCCTGCCTGCGCACCATTAGCCCCCGGTGCCTTGTAACGCAGCAAAGCCCTAGCAATTTCCTGAGCCTCAGGGCCTTGTGTCGTATAAAGCTTTCCAAGGGCGTCACGCATCTCCTCATACTGCTTAAGCTGACGCTTTTCTAGAAAGCGTCCAATAGGCGTCAAAGGAGCTTTAAGCGGGGTAACATGAAGAGAATACTCATGACGTAATTTGTTAATTGGAAGATTGGCAGGGTTCGCCACCATCTCCTTCATACCATTTTCGATAATATTTTCTTCAGCCGATGTACCAAGTTTCTTTGCGGCCTCTTTTTCCAATGCAAGATGATCTAGGCTCTTGATGAAGCCTTCAGGGTCGTACCCCTTACGCATGGTAAGGTACCGGAACTTGTCAGCATTGTTCTCAGTTCGAAGAAAGTTGCCAACCTTCTCAGCACCAACACCTTCAACGTACCTACCACTGTGCTCGGCAAGCGCGGCGCGTGAACCTTCCTTGAAAGCAGCACGCTCAGCAGCCGACATGTCAGTAAGGTCTTGAAGCATTTGATCCTTGGTGTACTTAGGATTCCATGCATTCAAGCCCTGCTTACGTGCGTTATCAATGGCTTTAGAAGTGCCCCAGATTTCACGGGCTTCGTCCCAAACCTTCTTGGTTTCTGGGCTAGAATCACCAATAACTTTGTCAATACGCGCCTTTATCTGACGCAGATCCCGTGTTGCCTGTGTGGGCAAACCATGAGCGTCATAAGACGCTGCAATTCTTTTATCAACTGCTTGTTTTACATGACTCCAAGATTCAGTAGTTGGCCAATTTTTTTTGGCTCCGGTAGTGAAAAAGTCTTCCATTGGAGAAATTGGCGCACCTGTACCAAGTGATTTATCAAGTGCGACCTGACGGGCTTCTGCCAAGTATCCGGCTTTATCCAATTGCTCTGTGAGGGTTTTAACCTCAGGTGTTGGATGAACCTGCATCTCTCTGAATTGATCAAACAACGGACCAGCATCTTTTTGACGCTGTTCAGCATTTTCAAGGGTTGTCTGAGTTATATTCGTGGGCTTACCCATGCCTTCATTAAGACCCTCTTCAATACGGGCAGTGCGCGCAGGGACAGCTCCACGCGCTTCATAGGACTCAAGAATTGCATTCTTACCGGCTTTGCCCGGCGCAGCAGCGATACCTGCACCATGACCAAACATCTCCGGGGCATATTCCATTAGAAAGGCTTGCGGGCCTTTCGTATTGATCATGTTGGCAATGGCTTCGTCTGTAAGGCCAGCGGCCTTTGCCGACGTGCTTGCCTTTTCAAGGGCGAGCTTGTTGACACCTTTAAGGACGCCTTCAGCTTGTGGGGTCAGAAGTTTTAAAATGCCAGTAAAGATGCCACCAACAGCCTTACCAACAATGGGGATTGCGCCACTTATCAGCCCTTCAGTTGCGGCATTTTTAAGGATTGGTTCACCCCTAATGGCAGCATCTGCCCCGCCAAGTACGGTACCGGAGCCAACAGCCGTTAACGTATTACCAAAAAGGCCCGCTGCCGCGTCCAAACCAAACAATTCAGGCGCAGCCATCATGATCGGTGCCATCATAAGTGCTGTACCGACGCCCTTACCTACAGCAGCAGCATCAGGGTACTGCTCCTTCAGTTTCTTGGTCTTTTCCTGAACGCCCTTTAGTTCTTCGTCATAAGACTTACCACCAGCCAAGGTCTTGCCAATAGCAACGATGCGGTCAGTAGAGCCTTTAAGGGCAGGACCAATAATTGGGGGGTCAAGTGCTGAGTCGGCAAAGGCACCCATTGCGCCTCCAGTGTCAATGGCTTGCTGCTTAGACGGCAGCGTGTTTGTGTATGCGCCCCCTAGGGGCATACCCATTGCATCTGTGCTAACTTCTTCAGTAGGCGCAGGGGTGGTATCTGGCGGATTAAAACCGATTTTGGCATAATAATCTGCCTTAGGCATGTCAGCATAAAACTTCTGATGCAGGGCATCAGCAAGAGCTGCATCCGGCATGTCATTATACTGAGGAAACTGCCGCCTGATTTCGCCAATTGTAGGCATTAACGTATTCCAAGTGGGTCAGCCGCTGGGCCTGCTGAGGCCGCTGGTTCTTGTGCATCCTTAGCTGTCATACCAAGGCCAGCAGCCTTGATAAACTCAGCCTTCGTCTTTTCATAAGGCACGGCTGCATTTGGCTTTGCCGTTTTATCGGCAATAGCGAATGTATTCCCGATGTCTTTGATTTGATCATCAGTCAGAAGTGGATTTGCCTTTGTGTAGTTATCTACAGCTTCATGCAAGCCAGCGTTCGTTGGTGGCCCTTGACGCCGTGTCCAGTTGCCTTTTGGATCAAGAACCCAGCCTTTATCATATTGTGTGGCAATCGTACCAACATTGTGTGCCTGTTCACCTGTAGCAATCATTAGTTGCAGGACTGCACGGTTGGCCGCTGGTGTATTGTACTTGTTGGCAACCGACTTCGTGATCAAGTCAATTTCAGCCAAACGGATTTGACCCAAACCACCCAATTGCGTCTTCAAAGCCTGCACGATGCTGCCCGAAAGGATCTTTTGGAAGATTTCCATTGGGGCAGCGGCAGCCTTATCACCACCAAAACCAAATTCAGCGAGGCCTGCCTTACCTTTTTGCAGGATTTCCCATGGATCATTAAATAGACCGCTGTAGTAACGCTTATCATTGGTCAGCTCTAAAGCCGATTTCAGCAGAGGCAGGTTATTTAAAGAAGAGGTACCTATCTGTGCATAATCCTGAACATTTTTAGTGTACGCCTTGGCATCGTCAGCAGCCAAAGACTCACGACGTTTGTATTCAATACCTTCGTCCATAAGCCTGTTACGGCGCTCTTGGTTGGTTTCAGCAACCTGAACACCGGGCGGACTTACAGGTGGCGGCGCATTGAGGACCGCAGCCATTTTATCACCCATTGGTGAGGCAGCGGCTGGCCCTGCACCCGGAATACCGGCAGGCATTATAGCCGCCTGAGCCTTGTCTATAGCCTGTGAGCCAGTTTCGGCTGGGGCTGCCAATGGGGCACCCTTTGCCGCTGCCGCTGCCACGGCCTGTGAGACAGGCGTTGCGGCGTCAGAAACCGGGCCACCGTCATTGTAGGCCAATATATTTGAAGGCGGTGCAGGTAATTCCAAAGCACCCGACTTGCCCGGAGCTTCGGCTGGCTCTGCTGGTGTAATAGGGGTGCGTGGTGGCAACGGCGGCGGCGGTGCCCCAACAGGGGCACTTGTGGTACCGGGCGCTGAAGGGGTTGAACCGTCTTCAAGGCGTCTAACCTTTAAATCAGGTCCAATAGTTTCATAAGTTGGGTATTCACCACCACCGGGTACCTTTTCAGTACCCTTCTGAAGGTCAGGGACGAAGTAACCTTTGCCACCACCGGGCGGCACAATGATCTTGCCGCCAGTCGTTGGAATAGACTGTGGGTTAACCTGCGTATTCATGTAAAGGCTAAGTGCATTGTCATGCAGCTTTTCATTAATGAAAGGATTAACAGCCAGATTACCGATTTGGCCCTTTGTGTAAGTAGATGCTGGAGGCAAAATTCCTTTTGGAACATCGATTGGGTTAGAAAATGGACCGACTGGGGCTTGTGCGACGTGCACACCTGCTGGCGCACCAGAAGGAGGTGCTGCGGCAGGGGTACCCTTAGCCAAAGCCATCGTTATAGCACGGGCAGCATCTCCACCGGGCGCGGCAGGCTGACCATTGAAGGCCATAGCCGTTCCACCTTCGGCAGACGTACCCTGACCAAGTGCCTTTACAAAATTCTTGCCATAACTATCAACAGTGGTCCCAAGAGCATCGCGCCTATTAGGGTGGTCAACCCCGCCATCACCGCCAAGCCAAGCTCTACCGGCACCTTCTGGGCCATACTTCGCGATGTATTGACCCATTTTACCACGGTAAACAGCATCTTGCGCACCTTTATCTGCAAGGAACTCTTCAGGGGTCATTTCCTTGCCAAGAACTTCTTTAGTCCAAGGGCCTACATTGAAATCCATAACGCCGTATTTACCAAGCGCACTTTGTGGCACGCCAGTCTTCACGTTGTTTGTGGTCGTTACGTTATCATAACGACCACCACTCTCTTGCTTGGATGTAGCCTTTGCGGCTCTATCCAGTAGGTCGCTGCCCTCCTTTGAAGCATAATTAGACGCACCCTCAGGGAGGGCAGACCTTTTATCCGAAGGTGCGTCACCGCTTGCATCAGGCATTGGCTTAGGGGCGCTAGGAATTTGGTTTGAGTATTCAGTCTGCCCATGCTTAATGCCCATGTTCTGAAGCTGAGCAGCACGGTTATCCACCATGCCACCTACCAGTGCATTGACCATATTAGAAACGCCCTGTGACCAGTGCTGCACAGGCATTTGTGAGTTCTTGGCCAAGAGAGCCGCATACTCATTCATAGCCTTAATTTGCTGGGCGTTTGAAATTGGAGTAGTAGAATTATCATACATAGGCTGAACTGTAGGTGGCTGCCTAAGATCAGTCAGGTCTAGCGCCATGAAATGACTCCTTCATTCATTTTTTTCATTACTCTGTCAGCGAATTTAACGCAAACTATTGTGTTTTCAGTGTCTTTTGTTTTCTCAAAATAATTGCATTGGTCTTCCAAGAGACTGGCACAACACAGTGCGGCCCTTACCTCTACACCATCCTTCGTTATTTCCATAACAGTAATAGAAGGTTCGACCTTATCTAGGACATCCTGTTTACTGTACGGCCCCAATTCTAAAAACACGTTTTCTCTTCTATTTTTGCTCAACTCTAAAAGAGTTTCTTTATCAATCATTCTTGGGTTATAATGAAAAACCCCACGGGCATTTTTTATTCGTTCAAAACCAATTAGTAATGGCAGTTCCTGCGTACCGGTGGGGAACATTTGGACTGACCTTTTTCCCCTTCGCAACCTTTCTTGTTGAAGAAGGAGAGTTTCATAACTTTCAATCGCATTTAAACCCGTATCGTCATACTTCATATAAACATTTCCGGTAAAGCACTTGCTGCTAGATCGGCAAAGGCAGCATCGCCAGCCGTACCGCCAGCAGCAGCATCGCCACCCAGACCAGCAAAACCACCCTTCGCCCAACCGCCCAACGCCGCTGTTGGAATACCAAACAAACCGGACATCATTGCAGTCTGCTGCTTCATTTGTGCATCGTAAGCTTTCATCTGTGCATCATTGTAGCTAGATGTAGCCCCGGTGTAGTCCGCAGGGTTAATCTTCAACTGTGCCGGGTTAACAAGGCCAGTCGTAGCGTTCGTGGCACCGTTGTTAAGCATCCCAGCTTCCTGTGAAGCTGTTTTCAATGGGAGCAGGTATTCGTTCGTAGCCTGCTGGTATGCGGCTGGCTGGATCTGTGCAAGGTAACCGTTCACACCTTGGTTCTGGCTTTGTGTAAGATTGTTCATAGCCTGCTTATAGGCAGGCGTGCCGGGGGTAAATCCCTGATTGGTTAGTTTCGAATCGAGTTGGCTGGTTTGAGCATCATAATACGGCTTAAGGTAGGATAGCTGCTGATCAAGCCCTTCCTTGACCATTCCATTCGTCATATTGCCAATTGTTGCAGTTGGATCTGAACTGCCGTAATTAGCCTTACCAAGTGATCCCGTCACGTCACCTTGCAACTGGCTGACGATTGCCTGCATTTGCGGGCTGAGCGAAGACGTAGATGTGTAAAGGGGAACGCCACCGGGGCCAGTACCAGTCTGCGCATAGGTAAGACTGCCGTAAGGCGTGTACTGATTGACGTTGCTGCCTGCCTGACTTTGGGTGGCAGAATTGGTGTTGTAGTCCTGCTGCGTGGCAGCAACGGAACCGGGCTGTTCTGGGGTTGGTGGGCTCGAAGAGTCACCCATATTACATCCCTCCCTTAAGAGCCTTGGCCATCATCATATTTGGATTGCCTTTGGGCTGATTGTAATACGCATTGGCGGCAGGGACAGCAGATGGTACCGAATAGCTTGATGGCGCGGCATAACTTGAACGGAATGGGTTTGCTGGATAACCCTGCGCTATATTTCCCTGCTGACCGGGGACAGCTTGCGTACCAATATTCTGCCTATTAACGGCAGAAGCGTTGTATCCCGGTGGAGGTGAAAAAAGCATAACTAACCTTGCTGCTTCTGTACTTCTGCTTGAGGTACTCCAGCAACTCTTTCAATCTGATCACGGAAAGCTACGAAACGGACAGCGGTATTCCTGCTGCAATCACGGATACCATACTGACAACGCTGGACACCTTCAAGTTTAAATCCGAACCTTTGAAGGGATCGCATCAATCTTTTGTTCTTTTTCGAAGTCAGGACAGTCATTCGACTGGCATTGAATTCGTGTACAACAATCTTTGAGATAACGCGAACGATACCTAAAGTAAGTGTCCATGGCCCGTAATAGCTCAGTTCCACATTGTAGCCGTTATAGTTGGTGAAGAGAATGGCCCCCACCAAAACACCGTCATCATTATCAACTATCCCAAGAACCCTATTATAGGTAACAGGAATACGCTGGAAATGCGTAAAAGCCCAGCTAGCAATTCGTTCATCGTCACCGATTAATATTCCGTACATTTAACCCATCATTCCTACTGGTGGTGCTTGTAATGGTGCTGGGGGTTGTGGAGGTGGCATACCAAGCATCCCGTAATTAGGCTGCTGTGGTGCTTCTGGTGGAGGTACATCACCCAAGTAAGGCATCGGGGCGTAACCTTGTGCCATTGGCGTACTCATTGGTGTTGCCGTCGTTGCCCCACCAAGCCCAGTATTGCCCAAGGCAGCGACCATTTGAGCAGCCTGATCATTCCCTGCGTTTTGTGTGGCTGGGTCGGCACCAAAGGTGCCTCCGGCTGGTGCCAGTGGCATGTCACCAGCTCCACCAAGGTTCGTGCCAAATTGTGGCGGGGCAGCACCTTGAGAAGGAACAGAGTTTGTCGCCATGGGCGCAGAAGAAAGCCCATTAGGCATCCCACCATTCATTCCAAATGGGTCAGACCCTATACCAAGTGAGGTATCCTGACCTGTGGGTTGAGGCTGCTGTTGCGACAACAGTGCAAGCATTTGTTGCACGGTATCTGGTGACATCCCGTTAGTATCCATATCCCACCTTTAGAAATGACGTGCAAAACCGCCGTGAAGTTCTTCTCTTAATTTACAAAGTTTCCTACGTTTATTCATAAGTATCTGATTTTTCTATAAAAATCATATGAAACCGCCAAGCTCTAATATCGTGTTGAATGAATTTACTTGGAGAATCGAAGCAGCGCCCGCACTGCTCTCAGAATTAAAGGTAGCAGCATCGAACTCTCCTATATCAAACCCACCAATAACAACTGTTGTCGCAGCTTGTACGTTAACTTGCATACGGATGGCTAGAGCATGGCCAATGGCGTCAACACTTAACCAAGGTTGCACAACCACTGTGTTTTCTGGCCACAAGGCTATATCCCAAGATGAGAAGTCCCAAAGAGCGCCGCCTCGAAGAATAGAAATCGGTGCCGAAGTGGTAGCAGTGTTGAAGTCTTCGTCAACCGAAATGGTGGGCGTGATAGAGCCACTGGCCACCATTTGAGGCTGAACCATAGTTACTCTTTTTAGGCGACCCGGATCATCAAAATAGTTAAAGGCGCACTGCATGTCAGCCATAATTGGCTGATCGAAGTCAGTGCCACTGTCAAAAGCTTTATTCACGCTTCCGTCATTGGAGCCAAAATAAAGATCTTCATTAAAGATCTCAAAACAGTTAGCACTCCAACCATCAATTTCGCACCATGCGCCTGTTAAGGCACACATAACATACTGAATTTGTTGAACATTTTCAGTAAGAGGTACATTCAAGATAGCTAACTGCTCGGCTGGAAAACCTAGAACCTGCCAACCAAAGTTATTTCTGGCCTGTGTGATAGCTTGAGCCATGGCGTTCTGAATACGGGCAGTAATGGCCACGCTTCTATCAGCGCTTGGATCAAACGGAAGTGCCTGAGAAAGAGGAAGAACCCCCTGAAGGGTGATAACAGCCACGTCCGAACCAACACGGGTGCAGCAACGGTAACTGATAGGTGGTGAAATATCGAAAGTACCTACCAAATTCCAATTGGCAGCATTGGTTGGGTCACCACCAGCATAAATACTGATCTGCCCACGGGAAGACAAGAACACCGCATAGTCTTGAGGGCCGCTGCCACCGTCAATAGTCCAATCGGCCATGGCCACAAGCCAGCCGCCCTTTGACCAAAGCTGACCAAAATCAAGGTATCCAGCGATAGCGCCTGTAATGGCCCCCGTAGGCATGAAAGCAATGATGGTAGTATCCTTAAGGACGTACCAAAGGCGGCTTTTCTGAGCGTAGATGTTTACGATGCTGGCAGTCGTAGCCGCATTGGGCAACCCAGTGATGGCTGGCGTGGACCACGCTGTGCCATTGTACTGACGCAGGCTGTCTACACCGTTAACGCATTGAATAACCGTAGTTCCAGCCGGTGGTGTGAATGACGAATACTGCCAACGGGCCGATGAAAGCCCTGAAACTACAGATGAATAGGCTCCATATGTTGAAACATCATAGATATTGGTGCCCGCTGCTGCGAACATTTCCTCAGCATTACCCGGTGGCCTGTAAACCATCAAAGTTTCTACAGGCGAATCAGTCATTTTTCTGACCCAACCTGTGTAACCAGCACGCAGTTCAATCCAACCGGGGCGCGGTATCCAGTTGGTCAAGATGGGCGCACGCTTGGGGTCCATAGACGACAATGGCGAAATAGCATCCATACCCTCAGTCGGCGCTGGAACCACTTTTGTGATCGTATCAGGCGCTGGAAATGGTGCTTTTTGTAGGGATTCTACTTTACGCATTATTTCTTGCCTTTAAGGGCGTCAAGAAGCTTCTGAATAACATCCTGTGATGGTGGTGGCAATGGTGGGCGCATCGTGTTCATCAAATCACCCATTGCCGGAGTATAGATTTTGTATTTACCAGCGCCATAAGACAGGGGCATGTAATCAGCAGGATGGAAAGTTTCATCCGTCAGTTTATCCGGTGAAATGATCTTAGTAGGATTATCACCGGGCAATTCAGGCGGTGGCAAGATAGACGGATCAGGGAGCATGTGGGTAAATGCCTTATCAATCCTTTGTTCTAAATCCCTAGCATCTTGCTGGGCTGTCGGGCTGTCATTATAGGCACCACCGCCTAATTCATAAGGCATACCTTTATTGATTTTATCTAGTTTGGGGCGGACGTGTTGTTCAAAAATAGCGTCCATTTCGGCGTTACTAGGGCCTTGTGGTGGCACAGGCGGAATAGGCGTAGCTGGGGAAGTCATGGGGCCTAACCCATTCCAAAGTGCGTCTGCCGCGCCTTTCTGGTCAAGATACGTAGGCATTAGTTTGGACCCATTGGGTGACGTCGTGCTATTTCTAGCGCAGCAGCGTCTTCCAATTCTTTTATTCGTCCAGGATTGGCTTTCAGCACAGCCTGACCGGAAGCCACTTGTTTATCCCCTGCATCACCTCGGCCCTGCTCAATAGGGCCAAAATGTTTGAGCATCAAAGCTCGTACCCAAGTTTCCTCAGGTGAAAAGATAGGGCCATGTGTAGTCGGCACATTGCCCAGCATCTCCATCCCACGGTGCGTGGATTCATGAATTTCGTTTGATGGGCTTCTATTGTCATACCAAAGTTTATTAAGATCCGGGGCAAAGAAGCCCCCATGTGTCAGTTTCGGGGTTGATGAATCTGTTGGGGTGGTAAGGTTATCCCCACGCTGAAAGCCCAGAGCTGCCACAGGACTGCGGTTGGCCGCTAAATAAGCGGCATACTCACGATCACGGTCAGCTTGCTGCATTGGAACCCGTTTTATGTTCCAAGGTTCATCAGTATTGTGGGCGTTCATGACGTCTTTAATTGTAGGGAGAACCCCTTGCCTTTGGCCGGGGGTATCTATCCCAGCAGAAGGCCTCCCATAAGTCATGTCATTCTTACGTGCAAAAGCCACGTCGTCAGCAGACGGGTAATCTGTCCTTGGAGGGGGTGACCAAACAGGCTGCTTAGCAGGGTCAGAACTGCCCCACAAAGCCTTGATCATGTTTGAGATGATGCCGTCGTCAGCCACGTTAGCATCCAATTAGTTGCTACTACCAGATCCGGGGCCGGGAAAAAACCCGTCCTGAACATTCATACTTGAGATCAACAGATTGTTCTGACTCTTAGCCAAACTCAAGGTCTTGGCAGCGCCGTCACGGGCAATTTGCCTGTTAACGTAGTCCACCCAGCGGTTCTGCATCGACTGGAAGTTGAAGCCTTTGCGCTCCCAGAACATCCATTCAATACCAAGCTTGATGGCTTGATCGTCAAGAAGTGGCTGATCGTCATCATTCTCAAAATACTGAGCAAATACAGTGTTGGAACCATTAACTGCCACGGCATTGATGCTCAGGTATTCAAAGACGAGCTGCAAGGGTGTGGCAATTTCAAACGGAGGTGGCCAAATACGGAATTGATCCGCATAGGGGCCAATCTTTCTGAAATGCCTACGTGGGCCAGTATTAATAATGCCGGAGCGGTGCCACTGATCTAGCTGCGGGCTGTCAGGACCAAGCAATTCCCAGAAATTGGTACGATCCCACATGGTCCTGTTGTTGAACCAATCAAAGCCTGACGGCATGGGGTAAGTATCTTGGCCAAAAATAATGGTATCCCCTACTACTGGGGAAGTATTCAACGATTCCATAGAAATCGTTACCTGTGTTGCCGAATCCACGCTGACAATGCGGGCAGCATCAGGGATATTATCGTTTGAAATAGCAAAGATATTCGCAGCAAGCCCGCTTGTGTCAGGGATATTCGTTAGAATATTTGAACTTGGGGCAATATCACAGGTTGTTGTGACAGGGGTATTAACAATAAGATCATATTCAAACTGCTGAACAGTCCACCTGTTCATGCGACGCAGTTCGTCCAATACGTTATTCGCCAAATAGTACATTTGCGTCGTGGTGGCATCTGTGTTGCCAATCACAGACGTGCAAATAGGCAGCCCAAGTTCGCCTTGGGCTGCCTGCACTATCTGAAGGAGAGTAAGGGACATTTTAGCCCCCTACTTAGGCTGTCAGGTTAGTAGACCAGTTATTCAACTTGTACTGGATCATAATAACCGCCTTCTTCTGCGCCAGCGTGAACGTGTCATTCTGGACAGTGTTCAAAAACTGACCTGATGGCACGTAAATAACTGCTGAAGTCGAAGACGAGCAGTAGATGTAATAAGGTGTACCCACCTTAGCCGTAGATGGAAGAGCTGCACCTGTGGCACCACCAGCAGCTACCAATTCAGGAATGTGTGAGCGGATAGCAGCCGCCGTACCAAGGGTGGTACCTGCGCAAGTTACTGTCTGTGGGTCATTACCTATCACTGACGCCAAAAATGGCGACATGCCAAGGCCGCAAAGATCTGTTGCTGTAGGCATTCGTATCTCTCCTTCAGAGATTAGATTTTAGAACGCGAACGCTTTCTTACACGCTCTTTAACAATATCTGCTGTGTGATGTACAGCATTGATCTGCGCTGTCTGCGGATCAAATACTGGATCAAGTTGACGGCCAACTGGGTAGGTAGGGCGTCCCTGTTGTGCAGCAATCAGGGCTTTAACCTGATTAAGGTCTACAGTCTGACCAGCATTTTCACGAAGCTGTGCAACCGTATCTTTCAGTGTTTCCACCGTTTTTACGAGAGTTGCGATCTGACGATCCTTCTCTTCGCTTTCACGGCGGTACTGTGCCGCGTCAACGCCCTTGGAAGACATCTTTAGGTAGTTGGCAGCAGCGTTTACATAACGCTGGGAGCCCATACCTACGGACTCAATAGCATTGGCTGAAAGTTCTGCGCATTGCTCAATCGTGTGGACACCGTTTGCCTTAAGCATTGCCCCAATAGAAGGTTGATCTGGGTAAAGAAGATCAATGGGGGTGCCCTCTGCGGTCTGTTCCTTGTTTTCCTTGAACTGTGCCCACTGCATAGGCCAACGGCGCGTATCTGACTGATTGGCAGGGCGTTCAACGATGTTCAAGCGCTCGCCGGGAGGGGCAATACGTACAAAGGTCTGATCTTCATAAATTGGCCTGCCAGCTTCAGCCGACTTGGCTGGATTGTGCGTTGGGCGTGTGTAGAAGAATACAATCATACTGCGGTCACCACCGCCGTATTCGACCTTGCCTACATTTCCGTTCCAGGAAATGTCTGTATGCCTCATAAAGTCGTCACTCATAAAACACTCCTTTGGGGGTTAGGCTTACCGTCTAGCTGTTGTTCTATTCATCCAAGCTTCTAACACACTCATGGGAATAGGTGCAATCTTTGGATCCTTCATTTGGCCTGTAACGTAGGGGGCCGACAAAGGTGTTGGGCCTGTGGCCCCGCCTGTGGGCTGCATAGGCAACGGCACCACGTCTCCAGCTACCTGTTGACCCTGTGGCCCACGCTGAAGCGCCGCAATCATTGCTAGACGTGGATCAATAGGGTCCTGCATTTATGCCGCCTGTGTTTCTGTGTTTTGTTCCACAAACTCATGCAAAGCGTCGGCTAATTGTCCCATGACAGGCGTCCAATCATTGGGGGCTGTCTGGTTAAACAGGCGTACACTAGGGTACCAAGGCGTATCTGTGCGGTCTTTAAGCCAACGCCAGCAACCATCCCACCTGCTAAGAATCCAAGTAGGCTTACCTAGGGCTGCTGCAAGGTGCGCCACCGCCGTATCGACAGTGATAACAAGATCGAGTTCTTTAATCAAGGTTGCCGTATCGTAGAAATCGTCCAGATCAGGCGTCCAATCGCCAATAGTCATGCCGCGCATTGGCGTGTTAATCTGTTCAGCAGGCGGACCCTTTTGAAGGGATACCCAGCTTACACCCTTGATCGAAGCAGCGGGGGCGAAACTAGCCAGCGTGGTTGACCTGAGCCTGTCCACATTCTGTGCCTGTGGGTTGTCAGCCCTGCTCATTCCAGCCCAGCAAATACCAACCCTAAAACCCGGTGGGAGTTTGGCTAGTTCCGCCTTCCAGTAATCATGACGGTTATCGTCAATGTTGAAATAGGGGCCATTCCACACAGGTTCTTCAAAGTCATGTGGCTTTGTAAGGGAACCAAGAACACGGGGGATAGACATCATTGAAACAGCGTAATCAACGCCTTCAGGAATCTTCTCCCCAAAAGAAATGACCTGATCAATCCCCTTAACCGTCTTGATCAAGCGAACTAGGGGGTTCCGCACTTCCACTATAACATAGCAGTTATAGTGGGCTTTCAAGATAGGGGCGTAGCGAACAAATTGAAGGGCATCACCAAAACCTTGTTCGGCGTAAACAAGGATGGTTTTTCCATGCAGGGGTTCACCCTTCCACTCAGGGATCTTCAGACCACGGGGCTTAAGTTGATCTGACTTCCAGCGCCATTCAAATTCCTTCCAACCTTCTTCAAGTTGGCCGTCCATAAGCAACGCAAAGCTGAGGTTAAGGTGAGCGTCTACATAATCTGGATTGGCTTCCACGGCTTTGCGGTAATAATCAATGGCCTCTTTAAGTCTGCCGGACCACTTAGAAGTCCGACCCAGATTCATAAGGGTTTCGGGGAGATTGGGATCGATTTCGATGGCTTTTTTGTACGCTTCAATAGCTTTTTCAGTGCTAATTTCACTGTCAAAAAGAGCAGCGCCCTTATTA